TCCCCGTCACGAACCCCATGACGGCGGCAAACATGGCCGAGATGAGGAACCGGCGGGAATCCTCCTGTTGTTTCTCCAGCGAGCTGATGCGCGCCTCGGCCGCGCGCAGGTGCTCCTCTAGCGCGGCTAAACGCTGAGCCGCCTCGTGCTGTCCGCGCGCGATCTCCGGCAACGCGCTGACCTTCTCCTCGATCCGCGCCAGCATCACGCCATTTGCATTGATCGTCTCGATGAGACCCGGCACCGCCTTGCCGAGCGTTACCACCTGGTCGCAAAGTTCCTTGTCTGCCAATGGACACATTCCTCCAATGGTCATCCTGCGCCTCCCCCGTCACGGGAGTTCTGGACGTTCGCGCTGTCAGGTCCAAACGCCGGTGCGCTCACGGCGGGTATCACAGGCGACAGAAGCCCGCCCCGGATCGTCTGAGCCGGAAACGGGCTTCGCAAAGCCTGCCTGTATGCTGTTGCAGTCATTGTACGCCGTACGCGCGTCTATGTCAAGCCCGAATCCGAGGTGAGCCGGAGCCAGTTCGTGCCATCGCACACTACCGCGGCCGCGCGCGCTGTTGCGATCCTCGGCCCCGTCCCTGTCGGGCCTTTGACGACGATCGACTGCCCGCACGTGTTGACGATCCAGCGGCGCATACCCGCGGCGAGCGGCATGAGCAGATTGTGCGTCGCAGTCCAGCCCGCGTGGGCCACCAGGATCACCTCTCCTGCGTACTGCGCCGGGAGTACCGTGTAGTCCGCGTCCGGGAGGGTGCCGGTGATCGACGTCAAGCCGCCCGGGACGGCAACGATCGAGCTTCCCATCGCCCATTGTTTGTAGGCCGCAACGGTCGCGTTGCCACCCGAGGCCGAGACTTGTGCGACAATCGCCGCCGTGTAGGCCGAATAGCCCGTCGGCGGAGTGGTCGTCGACGTCTGTCTGATCACGCCGTCTGAGCAACCCCAGATATAGGTCGTCGAGTTGTCCGGCACCGTTACAACGGTATCCGTCGTTACAAGCCAGACTTGCCGCGCGTACCAGACAGATCCCGCAGGGATCGTCACGCCGAGGCCAGAGGCCGTGCAGGCGAAACCGAGCACCACGCCCGCAGGGAGGCAGTACATGGCCGGCGCGTACGCATCGCCGAGGTCAGCCTGCAGTCCATCCGCCGAGACCGCATCGCCTGTAGAGTAGTTCCGCACCCCTGCCGCCGTCACTGAGGTCGGCAGTGTGCCACTAAGGGTAGTTATTGCCATCTATCAGACCAGCCTTTCTGTCCACGTCTCGCCCGAGTCGCTCGACGAGAGAACCTTGGTCGTTGTCCCGGTAGTCGTAACGAGCGCCATTCGCGCATACCGGCGGTCGTAGGCGCAGTCCAGGAGCGTGCCCGAGATCGACAGAGCCGTGGCAGCCGTCCATGAGCTCATATCCGACGCGTCGCTACAGGTCCGCCGCTGTATCGCCCCGCCGGATTCGTAGAGGAGCACCCACAAGCCACGAGCCAGGTCGTGCTCGATCAACGCCGAGTTTGCATTCATGCTAAATAGCTCCTGAGTAGTGAGGCCGCCGTCCTTTCCGTAGCAGACATGATACGTGTACGGCGGCGCGGAGGCCGGGGTGATCCCCAGCATGAGCAGTGAGCCGTTATGCGGGTTCGCGCGCAGTCTCATCCACGTGTACGGGTAATCGGTGCTCCGCATGAGCGCGGCGAAGTCCCATGCGTGAGCCGTTTTGACCTTCTTCGCGTCCGACGCATGGAGCCAGTTCCTCGGATGGTCATACTCGACGCAGCGATAGGCGGCAGGCGTCGCAACGGAGAGGACGACCCGCTGTCGCTTGCGATTGTGCCAGGTCGAGTAGGCGAACTGCGCCCCTGAGGCGGTCTTGATGGATCGCTCGCCCCGTCCGAACGGGGTGCCGCTCTCCCACCAGCCGAGAGAGTTCGTCGTGCCGGTCCCGGCGCTGTCGTTCGCGACCGTGTCCGTGTTCGTCACCGTCTGTGCATTGACGGGTACGCGCGGGTCGCCTCCGTAGACGAGCCCATGCCCGCCGCCGCGTAGAACTGCCGCCGCAGCGAGGTAGATCGTGTCGCCATATGCGCCCGTGTTCGTTGAGCTGAACGAGAACGCATCCCCGCAGCCAGGATACCAGTCGATCCGGTCCACGCAGACTTGAGCATAGAGGTCCGCCGTCTGAGACGGTGCGCCCGCGGGGATATCAGTCCCAGCCACCCAGCCGGTGCCGGGAACGTAGGCCCACCCACCGCCGCGTAGCCAGCCCAAGTACCGGTTCGTGTTGAGCCAGTCGCTGAGCAGACCAGTCCCGTCTGGAGGATCGCTCACGATGGAACCGGTGATCGTCCAGCCCGGATAGGGCGGCCATGGCTCCAGTTGTGCGTTACCGGTCGTCGATAGAAGTGTGCTGATCGGCACCTCGTACATTTCGTAGTCTGTGCCTGCCGATGACGTAACGACGATTAGGCGCGCGTGTCCGTCCTCGAACGATTGCCGCCCGTCTGACATGCCGAGGATGCCGCGCACGATGTAGGTCTCGCTCGTGACGCCCTCGCTGATCTGCGCCGCCTGTTCGAGCACCCAGTTCGCGCGAGATGCCATGCAGGTGACGTTCGTCCTACTCGCCCAGGTGACCTCTAGGTTGATCAGATGGTACGTTTGCGAGTTCTGCAGGCCCGTGATCTCCAGTTGGTTGCAGCTCGTGACGCCCGAGTAGTCGGAGTCCACGGTTGGAAGCGGCCAGCGGGTGTCCCAGGTGTCGACCGCCGCCGTCGCGCTGTCTGGGTTGCACAGGTCGAGGATCGGGTTGCCGAGACTGAGGTCGATCGGCCGGCCCTTCCAATCATGTGCCCACGTTTTCGTTGCGCCGGTTGGCGAGTAGAGCGTGACGGTTATGCCCGGCCCGGCTGGGCCCGTCATTTCGAGCTCCATGACGCCCTGCGACAGGTTCGCCCACCTGTTTGTGAACGTCCTGCGAAGGCCCTGCGTCCCGCTCGCCGCAGTGTCGACCCTGATCTGCGCGTTCTCGATGGACAGAACCGCTCCGCCCAGCCCGTACCACTGACCCGCGAGATCGCCTGTCGGAGTGAGTGTTGAACAGTTGTCGAAGCTAATCAGGTAGTTACTCGCGCGCACTGCGCTGAACGTCGGCCAGCAGCGGAATCTCACATAGATGTCGTCGACGTCCTCGCCGAGTGCCGAGAGAGTGTAGCCATCGCCGTCTACGGGGCCCTGCGACAACGCGGCGAACAGTGCGCAACGGGTGTCCTCGATAGCGACGGTCGGCATTTGGACCCCGTCCCGGTTCCCGACGATCGTTCCATGGAATATCTGCCTGCCGGAGTTGCTCCAACCGTCCGCGACGAGTGATCGCTTGCCGAGGTGCTGGTTGTCCTCGTCGATCAGTATTGCTACCGAACCGGGATATGAGATGTCGTACGCCTTGAGCGCCCCGCTGATCGAATAGGAGCGGTAGTAGCCGACGTCTGCCTGTAGATGAACGTTGGTCGACTGGAGCAGGTTCACTGTTGTCGCGCCGGCGGAGGCAAAGGCGGTGCAATAGTCGTCCGAATAGGAGTAGTTGGTCAGGTACGCCGGGACTGTGCTGCCGCCGCCTTCTATCGTCCAGGTGATCGACGTCGAGGCCGTCCGGGCCTCTGCTGTGAGGTCCTGCGTCACATAGACGCTGTAATCGACCTCATTCGCGGTTGTCACTGGGATGGAGTAGGTGACCGTCGCACCGTTCGCAGTGACGCTCGTCGTCATCTGGCCGCCTACGACCATGCGTTCGAATAGCCGGAGCTTGTAAAGGGGGTGCCCGACGTACTTGTCGCGCGTCAGCAGCGTTGGGTCGGCGCATTCGGAAACTGGGATGGGCCGGTTGCTGATATCGTCCCATATCTCGCGCGTGATCTCGGCGCATTCCTCGACCGGCACCGTGAACAGGATGGGGTCATTGATCGGAATGACCTCGTCCGCACCGAACGCGGTCGAAATGGTCTGCGTGTTGTTACCCGTGCCGTACCCGGCCTGCAGTGTCAGGTTCGCTTGCCCGGTCGGAAACTGGTTCACGACGTAGCCAGACAGACGAACCCAGGCGCCCCACGGAGCCTGAGCGTAGATCACCGGATAGCTCCACGTAGGGATGAGGGTTCCATTCATGACCACCGTGTGCCATTCTACGCCGCTCACGATCGCCCCGCGCAGGGTTAGCGTCCGCGTCCGGCCCGTTCTTAGGATCATTTGACGATGTCCGGCCCGCCGACCGCCGAGTAACCCGCGAGGAAGTAGAATGCGCCGGTTGCCGGGTCCTGCAGGCGCGACACATCCGGCGTGACGGTGAGGCTCGACAGGCCACTGGCTTGGCGCTCGAACACTTGATCAGCGGCGGTATGAATGACCGACGGCAAGCGGCCCGCTGCGCGCTCCATGATCCGCTGATTGGCGCGTCGCATTGCCCGTCTCGCCGCTGCTGAAGCAATCATTGCAACGCCTCCCAAATCGAGTTGAGCTCTAGCACCTCCGTCTCGGCATTGTTCCGGTCGATGGTTACCGTCCGGCGCTTGATCCATAGGATATCCGCCTCGGCGGGCCTGCCGTTCGGCGCGTCGACGGCAAGCGGCGTGCCTGTCGTGTCGAGCAGCTTGACGGGCGTGCCCGGCGTGAGGAGCGGCTGGTAGATCGGTATTGAGACTGTGCCCACAAGCATCCTATGCATGATCATGTCGAACAGGCGCCGCGCCATGACGTCGAGCTGCTTCTGGTCGTCAATCGGGTACATCGGGATCATGACCGGGATGTTCCGCCCAGCATAGTCGAGGCTCGCTGGGTTGCCCGCGGCCGGATTCTGAATCTTCGACGTGATGGCGATTGTCGTCGAGCCGCCCGTTGACACCCCCGGCGTATTCGTGATCGGCATAGCCGTCGCGCGCCCGATGAGCAGGAGCGTCGTGCCCTCCGGCGGTTCCGGGCGCAGGGTCGTGTCGTCGCCGTACTGCCAGACTCGATTGTTGGCGTTCGCTGTACCAGGCCGCGGGTCGAGCGTCCAGTAGGCGGAGACGTCGCGCGACCGCTGCACGATGGACCACTGCCCCGTGTCCCAGTTGTACGGCATCTTCCAGTCCACGAACTGCGCCCGTAGGAACAGAAGGAGCGTCTCCAGCATCTGCTCCAGACTGTCGCCCTCCCTCGGTGCGAACTGCCACGACAAATCCGGTGTCATGATCTTCGGGAGGGTGACGGCATTCACGGCATCCGGCACAGGCGAGATGGGCGCGAACCCAACCGTTGACAGTATCTGGTTGATGGCGTCGCCCACCGGCATATTGTCCTGTCGCGGTGCCCATAGGACGCGCACCTCCTCGAACCGGCTCCAGATATCCTGCAGGGTCCACTCGGCGATGTAGGCCCACGGTCCCGCGCCGCCAAATGGTTTCAGCGTCGGCTTGCGCGCAATGCCGCCAAACAGTGTGCTCCACGTCGCGTTGTCCGGGCTCTGCTCCAGTTTGAAGACCGTGTCGGCCCGCTCGGCGATGCGTCGCGCCGCCGGTGTCTGCAGGAGCGTAACGGCCCTACCCTCGAACCGGTCTCGCTCATCCTGCGACCATTCGAGGTGCAGGAGGCGGTCCGCGGTGCCGTCGTCGCTCACGTTTGCCAGAACGATCGGCGTCGTGTTCCGCGTCGTCTGCACGGAGGGTTTGTAGGCCGTGTAGCCGGTGACGAACGGCGTGAGCCAGTTGTTCGTCGTCGTGAGGGTCAGTTGCGCCCGATAGCGGTGACTGCCGGGATCGTAGGGCGTGCCGTCGACGTTGTTGGCCGCGGCCGAGACGCTCGTGCCGGGCGGCTTGATGTAGTAGGGCGTGATCGTGATGGGCTGCGTGGGCACAGGTATGCCGAGGTCGCGCGGCTGATCGACGTAGACGCCGCTCGTGCCATAGCTCACCCGCCCCACGGCTACCCTCGCTAACGCCCACGGGTTGAGCGCGATGTGGACGGCGCTTTCGTACGTGATATGAGGCAACCCTGCTGCGTCGAATGTCGTCGGCAAGCGGATCAGGTGTCCCTTCGTCGTCCAGAGCTCGGCGCGCGCTGCACGTGCCGGGGCACCTGGCGCGACACGCTTCGTGTGGAACAGGAGGCCGACTCCGGGAACCGGAATGAACGAAATGATTCCGTGCTCGACGAGGTCCTCCGGCCTGCCATAGCTGAACTCCTCCACAAGCGTCGGCGTCTTCGTCATGTCGCTGCGGTCGTATAGGAGCACGCGGCACCTGCCCGCCTGTCCGATGTGTATCCCGATGTTGTCCCATTGCAAGTAAAACCAGTCCTCTTTGCGCTGGTACTCGTCGGAGACCGGCTTCCAGTAGAACGTCCATCCCTCGTCTGCCCGGAGCGTCTCTCTCGTGTGGATTGCCCATAGGACCGTGTCGTTCTGCGGGAGGCTGCCCAATATGAAGTACCTTGCAATATCTACCAGTAGCTCGATGAGCGTCGGGTCGTGATTTGCGGGCAGGATCGGCGAGAGCGACAGGCGCCCATGCGAATCGTAGGAACCCCGCCAGTACTCGGACTGATAGCTATAGGACGAGAGCGGCAGAGTGTCCGACGACGCGCCCGTCGTGTCGTAGTTGGGCCGGAGCATGACGAGATGGGTGATCGGGTCCTGGTAAACCGTTGGCGTAGTTTCGCCCTGGCGCAGGAAATCGGTACAATGAAATGAGGCGAGGTAACCCGCCTCCGTAGGCCAGACGTATGGTTGATCTAACGTCAATCGCCAGTACACAGGAGGCTCCTATGCCACGGTACACACTCAAAGACGCAGGCGATGATATCGCCGCAGTGCTGCTCGCCTGCGCAGTGCTCTACGCCATCAACTGGCTCGAACCGGCGACCGCTGCCGCCGTGTTGGTCGCCGTCGCCGTAGGATCGAGGGCCCGACGCGAGGATCGCGCGTCTAGGCCCCAACCCAGGTCCTAGCCGGCGACCAGTAGCACGTCGAGCGCCTGGCTGCCCGTGCCCGTCAGCGCGATGGTCTTCACCGTCGCGCTCACTGCGGGCGTCGACGCAGTGATGGCCGCCTGCGGGCCGAACAGAATCTCCTGTCCGGGCTGCAGGGTGATAGAGAACGTCGACCCGAACAGACCGTAGGGGTTGCTTCCGCCCTGCGCGATGGTGATCGCGTTCGCGTTCGTCGACGGGTTCCTAAACTTCGCGGCGACGACCTTCTTCCCATTGAACGACTGCGTCGCACCGCCGAATGATGGCAAGGCAGTCAAGTCAATCGTCGCTGCGCCAGACGAAAGGGCCTGCTGGAAGTCTGCCACGGCGTTGCAGGCAGGCGTCGTGGTCGGCCCGTAGACGTCGTCGCGCCCGACGGTAACTCCGCCCGAGAACAACGTGTGGTTCACGACCGAGGTCGGCGCGATGGCCGCTCCGCTCGGCACCTCGACCACGTCCAGTTTGCCGCGGTAGGTCACACTCTGAATAGCCATTGTATCCCTCCTAGACTCCCGATAGGGTAGCCATTGCCCTGCTTAGGTTGATCTGCGCCTCTATGTCCGATGCCCCGCGGCGCGTTCGCACGCCGCCCCCGATGATCTGCATTCGCAGTTGTTCCATGGCGTCAGCGGTGCGCTTCGTGTTCTCGGCGGTTTCCTTGGCCGCATCGGACTCCGGCTTGGGCTGATAGTTCTCCCAGATGCCGTACAGAATGCCGAGCAACGCGCCGATGGCACCGACGTAGATGTTCTTCAAGAGCATCCCAGGCAGTGCTCCCTCCAAGCCGCGCCCCAGAGCGTTCTTCGTGCTGTTCCACGCGCCGGGTTGATCGTTCGTCATTGCCATGCCACCGGAGAGAGCGGCAATGGGCAACGCAATGCCGAGCAGTTTGGCGAGAGTACTCCCGAGACCTCCGCCAAACAACCTCAGAACCGGAGCGAGAATGCCACCTATGCCAGCCGCCTTCCATCCAATCGCGGCCCCTGTATTCGTAGCCGCCGCGGTGCCAGCTGACATTGCCGCGGCGTTCGACGTCACCGCCAATGACTGCAGTGCCGCATTCAGACGCATCAGGCCGACGTATGCCCCATAGATGCTGGCAACGAGTGAGGGCCCGAGACGCACAAGACCGCCAACGATGATAGCCAGCCCGCCCGCGCCGCCTAGGCGCTCGTTGAGGTCGCGGAGACGCTGCGCCGCCCACGTCACCGCCCGCGCGATTGCGCCGAGCACAGGTATCAGCATTTGCCCGGTCGGAAGCATGATCTGCGAAAGAGACTCGGCGAGGTTCTGGAGCACGCCAGTGAAGCTCAGCGTTGCCGGGTAGATTTTCTCCATCCCCTTGATGAGCAACTCCATCGCCTTCGGGCCCTGATATGCGCCGATCGCCTGCGCCGCGCGTGCGCTGGCGAGTTGGTCGGTGCCGAAATCGCCCATTCCGGCGGCCTTCGCCACCCGAGCAACGTCGATACCCTTGGCGGCGAGCGACATGATCGTGTCCTGCCCTGCCGGGCGGAACGACGAGCCGAGCGCGGCGAGCGTACGCGCCACGTCTCCGACGTCTGCCTCGCCCCAGCCCTGCGCCGATCCGACCGCTGCCAGGGTGCGAAGCGTCTTGACCGCCTTGTCGCCATCATGAGTGACTGCTGCGAGACCACGCGCGTAGCCGATGAGCGCCTCGGTGCGATACGGCGTCTCTGCGCCCATCTGCCTCAGTTCACGCATGATCTTGTGAGCCGCCTGCGCCGAGCCAAGGATCGACTTGAACCCGATCTCGATCCGCTCGTACTGGGCCGCGAGGCGGACCCCGGCGAACGACGCCGCCGCCGCGCCGAGCACGCCGATGCTGGAGGCGAGCGTGTTCACGACGCCCATCGCCTGCACGGCGGGCAGTTTGATCGACGTGATCGACGCGCTCAGGTCCTTCGTCGACTGCTGCGCCGGGTCAGCCTGTTTTTTGAGGCGAGTGGACGCCTGCGCTACGTCGTCGAGAGCCTTGGTCGTACCCTCGTCCTGTATCGCCACGTTGATGAGCAGTCGCCCTAGTTGCTCGTCGGCCATGTTCTCACTCGTCCGGTTGCTCGATCCGCGCCACGGCGGCGAGCGTGATCAACTCTCGGGCCGGAATGCCCCGCAACTCGCACGGCAGGCGGTGCAGGTAATGTAGGCACAGTATCGTCCAGGCCCCGTCGGTACTGTGCCTCAGTTGTTTACCCGTTCATCCAGCACGGTCTCATCGCCCGCCAGGAACGGGAACGCCTCACTCCACGCCTGCCGGAGCCGCAGGTAGGCGCGGGGCTTGGCCAACGCCAAGCGCATGAACAGGTCGCCCGCCGTCAAAGGAGACGGATCCCCAGTGAACGTGAGCGCCAGCAGGGCGACTTCCATGCACCCGCCCTTCGGCATTTGCGGGTAGGCGCGGCGCAGGCGTTTGGCGTCCTCCTGCACCGCCGCGAGCCGCGGTACATCTGGCTCCTGAAACGCGAACACCGCTGGCTGCCCGTCGAAGAACTCGCTTAAATCGACCGAGCAGGTTGCCAACGCGTCCGGCTGCACCGACTGCAGGAGCCCACCTAGTCCGGTAGTCGTAGTCGTCGTTTCGTCACTCATCACCAGTAGACCCCCGTGTACACCCATCCCTCAATGCCCATCTTGACTTCGATGGTTTCGATCGTCTCGCCGTCCTCGATGGTCTCATTTGCGCGCAGAATCATTCCAACGTATGAGCGGTTCTGTACCATCGAGGAGACTTCCTTCACGTCGACCCGGATGGCCAGCCCCGCGCATGAGGCGAACTGCGGCCCGCTATCGCTCACCTGCAGTTTGAGCCGCACGGTCGCGGCGCTTCGCTTGTATCTCGACTTCTCCAGCCCGTCACCCAGGCTCGTGACGTCCCCGTCGATGGCGGACTCGTCGAGCTCGATCGACTTCGCGAGCCATTTCTGCGACTGCGCCGCGTTGAAACTAATGGTCTGCCCATTGACGACCCCTCCGAGGCTCGTCTGTACCAGGCAGTCCTGCCCGATCAATCTGTATGCCATGATGACCTCCTCACCCGACCGGGCGGTACCTGACCCGGTAGATCGCGCCTAACTCCGAATGTCGCGTTGTGCCCAGCAGGACGTCAGCCTGCTCGAACACGCTGTCTGTGGCTACGTTCAACCTGTAGCCGGTCCCGCTCACCGCCTGCTTGTTGAGCAATGCGTGCACGCGGTCCATGATGGGTTGCAGGGCCGCCGTGCCCCCTCCCTCGCCAATCACCGTCACTCTATAGCGCATCTCGACCATTGCCAGCCCATCGTCTATAGCGCGCACCGCCCGCGGCAAACCCTCCGGCGCGTAGACGACCATTGGAGATGGAGCCTCCGGGACCGCCTTCATGCTCCAGATGCCCTGCACCATCGCCATGAGCGTGACGTCGCCCGTTAGCGTCGCATAGAGCCAGGCGTCCACCTCGGCAGTCGGGCTCATTGCTCTAGATGCCTCCGCAGAATGTCGATGATCGTCTGCTGGTTGTTTTCGACCGCGGGACGCATCCAGGCATATTTCCCCTTGAATTTCGATGCCAGCTCAAGCGGCGCGGCGTAGTTCATATCGGCATGCAGGCAGATCGTGATGAGCTCCTCTGACACGTCGACGACGTCACCGTGAATGGAGGCCTCCAGCATCCCGGTCGGCGTGTAGCCCTCGGAGTACGGGTTGCCCCACCTATGGTTCGCCTTCGCGTACGTCTCCAGGTAGGCGGCAATCTCCTGCGCGGCATCCATTTTCGCCTGGAGGATGTGCCTCTTCTTGGCCTCGATGTTCGCGAGCAGTTCCTCCAGCCCCCGCACGCTCATAGCACCCGCTCCACGCTCAGTTGCACGGTAGCCGCGTACTCATTGCAGTCGATCACCCGGTAGAGGTCGCCGGTCTCGTCGACCAGTCGGTATCGCTCGTAGTCGGAGTCAATGCTCGGGGGCGTAGTCTCGCGCCGGTAGAATGTCACGACTTTCGGTATCCTCGCCTGAATGTAGACCCCAGCATCGTTGAACCGGAGCGGCCTAGGGTTAGGATTGCGCAGGTATCCAACGAGACCACTCTGAACGGTCGCCCAGTTATCCACCGGCCCGCCTGTCGCGTCCTGCGTGACCGTGTTGAACATGAGATCGAACGTCATGCGGCCCGGATCGCTCACACCACTGCCCTCATTCTGTGGAACCTGCCGCCGAACCCAGACTGCCGCTCGAACTCCTCGCGCCAACTGCTAACCTGTGACTGCAGATACCCCCCGCTCCCGTAGTCGTTCGAAACGTCGCCCTCAGTCCACCGCGCCACGCCGTCCCGGATCGCGAGGCTCAGTTGGGGAGCCAGCCGGGCCGCCGCGCCGCACAGGATCGCCCGCCATGCCGCCTCCGGGACCGATGTCCAATAGCCCCAGCGACCCGCAACTCGAATGCTGTTCGGATACATCGGCCCGACATTCCCGAACATGGCGAACGGACTCAGGAATGTAACGTACGTGAACGGTTTCTGTTTGGCAGGCGCGTTCACCGGGCAGAGAACGTAGTCGGTGTCCTGCGCGAGGTTCGTGCCAGCGTGTCCCGGTGTCTCGCCGACGATCAGGTAGGAGACCGAGACGAGCCCCGCGCCGAGCTCCAGCACCGGTTGGTCGTTGGGAGCAATCGTGATGTCGGTAGGCGAGTAATAGCGCGTCACCGACGGATCGCTCGCAGGCGTGAAGAACGGCACATACCCCGTCCGATCCTCCCACTCCTCGATGGTCGAGTACACCGCGCCGTCGAGGTCGAGGTAGCCGTTCGGGATCGTGAGGCCTGCCCCCTCGATGAACCTGCTCAGATCGACTCCCGTCGGCATCGCCGTCTGCATATCACTTGTCCTCTGCCGGGCCCTTGACCGCCTTGTTCTCGCCCGGCCAGATCGCCTTTGCCGCTACTTGCACACGCGCGAACCGCTCCGGTACCGTCACCGTCCGCGTGTCGTCGAGCTGCAGGGTCGCCTCGTAGTCCTCGTCGTCCTCGCCGCCCCACCTGATCTCAATGACCTTGCCGGTTACGCTCACAATGTCGCCAACGCGTGCCATTCCACGCTCCATGTTGGGCTGCGCCGGGGCCCCTAGACGTCACTGCGAAGAGACCCCGGCCTTCATCCCCTTACGGCTGCTTCTTGTACTTCACCACTGCCTCGACGGACAGGAGCATCCCCGTCGTCGCGCCGGAGACGGTGATCACCGGGCGCACGTAGCGTTGAGGCCCGATGTAGTCCACCCACTGCACCGCCGCGGCCGAGCTCGTCCACGCCGTCAGCGTGCCCACCTGATTTGCGGCAGTGACGTCAGTCCAGTTGCTGTTATCCGGCGAATCCTGCAGTTTCGGCGTGTGCGTGCCGTCCGTCCAGGTTCCCGGGTTGAAAATGATCGTGTTCGCTGTGACCGCGGACAGGTCCAGCGCCGTGCCGTTCGTTGTGGACGTCGACGCCTTCGGCTTGATCAGCGGAATAGGATCAACCTCCGCCGAGAGTGCTCTCATACTCATTGCTCTATCCCTCCCCCGCCTGCGCGGCGGGTCTGTCGTCTGAACTGATTGAGAGGCGGGGCCGCGCGTCCTGTCTACGGCCCCGCGTCAGTCGCACTACGAGTGCATGATGAGCCGGGAGAACGCCTCGCCAAGGACCGGCATCCCATCCGTCTCTTTTCTGAACACGTAGCCAATCTGATTCGTGGCCGCGTAGAGCTCGTAGAGCACCTGCAGGGTCATCGTGAGCGCGTCGGCGATCCAGTATTTGCTGAAATCGCCAAGGATCGCCACGTACTGGCTCGCTGCGATCGTGCTCGGCATGAGCTCCGACTCGTAGATCGGGCGGCCCATCAGCGTGTCCGGGGTCCCGCCGATTAGCGCGGTGCCCTGCGTCACAAACGGGGTCCCGATGAGACCCGGCTGCCAGATGTACTGGGAGTTGGCATCCTTGAGCTTGCGGACTGCCGCGACAACCGGGCGGCTGATGATCCAGCTCGACCGTTGCCTATACTGGGCCTTCAGGTTATAGAAGGTGCCCATGATGTCGTCGCCGGCAATCGCAGTCGGGCTCGCGGCGGTGACGTCACGGGTCGTCGGAATGCCCTGCGCGGAAGGCGTCATCACTCCGAGGGGCTGGTTCGCTCCGGTCCCGTTCAGGAACGCATTCTCTTCGGTCAGCGCGACCATGTACGCCAGACGGTCGACCAATACCGTCTCGAAGTTCGGGACTTTGCGGATGAGCGTCCGCGACAGTTTGAGCAGTTTGGCCATCGGATGCGGGCGCCATTCCCTTTTGCCGACGCTCGCGGTCGTCTCCTCGTTGCCGGTGCCGAGTTCCACCGTCCAGTCAGTAGCCGACGGGTCGGTATCGAGGGCAGGGACGCCGAGGCTGTCGGCAGTCGGCACCTCATAGACGGTGGCCAACTGCCTCACGAACATGAGGTTCTTCATGAGCAGCAGGAAATCTTGGATCATCTCCTGCGGCAGAATCGCGAACCCGCCGCCTGTGGGTACGTCGGCCTGGTAGGCCTTGGCCTCTGGGCTGTTCATCAGTTTGGCATCCGCCTGCTGGGCCGCCGATCCGTCGTAGCCGGTGCCGAGTGCCTGCGCCCGGAACAATGCGAGCTTCAACTCCTTCGCGACCGCCGGCTTCTCGGCCTTCTCCTCGGGCCGCGCGCTGCCGATCACAGGCTGCGCGGTTTCGGGCACCTTCTGGCCCCACGCCTCAAGCTCGTCCGCTTTGCGGAGGCGTTCGATCTGCTTGATGAGGCTGTCGCAGTCAGCCATTCGCTTGTCGAACTCGGCCTCCTCGTCGGCGGTGAAACTATCCGGCTTGCCGGCGTGCTTGGCCTGGAGCTCCTGCACTCCCGCGAGGGCGCGGTTGTACCGCTCCGTCAGTGCGTCAATCGTCGCTTTGTTACTCATCTAGGTAGGCTCCTCGCGCGACCGCCAGCGCGATCCTGCCACGCCGCATGAGGTCGCGAAGTCGTTGCTCCCGCGCAAGGGCGAGAGCGGCTGCGTCAGTGTCGTCCGGGTCGTCCTCCTCGCTAGCCTCTCGCTGCGGGTACCCGTGTAGTGCTATGGCGACCGCCTGTCGTTTGGAGAACCCTGCATCCCGCAAGAACTCCTCGAACTCGCGGATCGTCTCAATGCTCTTGACCGCGCTTGCCACGGCCTTCGGGTTGGCCGGGACGGGGACGATGCTGAACTCATAGAACTCGGCGATCTTGGATATGCCCCTGCATTGCCCCTTACATCGCGCGATCCCCGGGGCGTCGAACAGGTCCATCGGCGCGCCGGACTGCTCGGCATGGTCCAATAGTGCCTTGCCATTCTCGAAATAGTGCACGCCGCTGTCGTAGTCAGGCATGAACCCCACGGAGAGGCCCACGGAGAGGCCCCGCTGCATCCGCTCCGCGCAAACCTGCCGGGCCGCCTGCCCCTCCGGCGTTCCGTGAAACTCGGCCTTGCAGAGGAGCTCGCCGCCGCGTTCCGCCGCCTCGACGGGCATGGCCACCGGTAGACTGTTCCAGTCGTGCCCGACCGCCACGAATCCCGAGGCCCGGAAGTCCTTCAGCGCGCCCTTCCAGCACCCCGGATAGAGCACGTCGCCCTGTCGGTCCATGTTGCCCATGACCGCCGCGGCTCCCGCGATCTGGTTGTCGTCGATCTGAACGTCTTTCAGAACGTAGAACTTGTTCAATGGCAGTGGTTGCATCCCGCACCTCTCATATCTGCCAGTACCCGGCGCGCTACTCCTCTGCCGGTCGTGCGTCCAGCGCGGAGCTCGCCGGGCCGTCGCCCTGCCGCGCGTAGTAGTCTAGCTGCGTCGTCGGCACCTCGCCAACCTGCGGCTCCATCCGCGGCGGGTACAGGTTCGGGGCCGCCTTCAGCACCTGATACGTCGAGCAGATACAGTTCGGGTGACTGATCGGGACGTCATCGGGCTGGTAGATCCCCGGCCCGAGCCCGCTGTCGTGCGCCGCGTAGATGTCGCATATGTCAGGCTTCGGGTGACCCGAGGACAACGCCCAGCCGATCCCCAGCAGGTAGGGTTTCAGCTCGCCCGTCTGTCTGTCCACTGCAGCAACGTTCGTCGTCGCCCGGTGCGCCTGAATGAGCTCCGTTCGCGCGATCCGCATCGCCACCCACCAGGGCGAGTCCTCGCCCGCTCCCGTCAACGCGTCGTGCACCCGATCTGCTGTCTGCGCTGCGCTCAACTGCTCCGCCACGCTCTGCAGGATCGAGTTCTCGACTGCCTTGTAGCCTAGGTCGCTCAGGTTGTGTAGCCGCGTACTCAACGTGATCCCGTCCGAGTAGTACCGGGCCGCTAGGCCCTCGACCGTCTGTTGCGCCAGTCTACCAAACCGTACCGTCACGTCCACGCCATCGCTCAGCTTCCAGGTCCGGTCCATCTCGGCGATCAACGTCGGGTCGACGTCTCGGCTCCAGACCATCTCCGCCACCTGCTGCGCCCTGTCCGCCGCCGCCTGCGCCAGCTCCAGCATCCCGGCGTCGAGTAGATCGGCATAGTCGCTCGACAGGTCCTGCAAACGCTGGTCAATCCCGGCGAGTAGCTCCTGCAGGCGTGCGTTGTCGATCATCTGCTCGTCTGTGAACCACCGGTCGCCCAGCGCCTCTATGCGTCGAACGATCTCGCGCGCCGCGGTATCGTACGTGCCCATGAGCCGGCGCAGGTTATCCCGCGTTAGGACCAGTTGCCTGCGCCGGGCCGCCACGAGCAACGCGCGGTACTCCTCCGGAGTCCAGTCGCGCGCGGCCCTACGCTCCGACCGCATCGAGCGCCTCGATCTCACGGATCACCCGCTCGGCCCAATCCACCGGCTCGCCGCGTGGCTGATCATCTGACCCATCATCTGACGCATCGAATGCCTTAGCCGCCTTACTCCGGCCCGCTGCCTCCGCCGCGTCTGGGACGCCTCCGGCAAACTGCGAAAGGTCTGGCGCCTTCGAGCGCAGTTCATCACCATCCGGCAATGGGTCGAGGTCGAGGTGCAACCGCGCCTCGTTCGGCGTTATAATCGGGCCGCCGGCGGCAAGCACCAGACGTTTTGCCCGCGCGTCCTCGTCAGGCTGCAGGGCGCGCACGTTCCGCGTGTCGAACCACATCTGCACGCTGGGGTCGCGCTCGAAGTCGGGCAGCAACTGCAGGTCGAGCTCCTCGGAGAGCTCCGCCATCACGGGCAGTATGCCGTTGTACCACGCACCGGACTCCGCCTGCTCCCTGTTGTCGTAGTGCGTGTTCGTGTCGCTCGGCAGGCCGACCACCATCGGGTCCAGCATGAGCGCCGCGCAGACCCGGCTCGTCCATTGGTTGTTCAGGATCTGCACGCTCATCTGGTCCGGGCTGAACCCGAGCTTCTCGATCTCGAACGGCTCCGCCATGAAGATGGGCTCGCCGCGACGATCTCCGGTCGTCCGCGCGCGGAGGGCACGCGTGAACCTTGCCGCCTCGTCGTCATCGAGGCCGGAGATTCCGCTTTCCCTTGGCCCGATCACGAACGGCGTCATCATGAAGTTTTCAATGAGCGCGGATATGACCGTACTGTACTCGTTGTCAGCGAACACCTGCCGAAGCTGCTGCTTGAGCGGGCTCAGGCCCTTGCGCACACAGTCCGGGTCGACGCCAAACCGGAAATGCACGACGTCCTCGACGGGGTGCTTGATCCATGACCCGTCGACGTACTGCTCATAGTGCGTCACCTCCGCAGAGCCGTCCGAAGGCCATCGCGGTTCCATCTGGAAATGGGGCACCCATCGCAACTCGACCGGGCGGCCATTGTTCGCCCTGATTTTGAGCCAATAAGCGTTCCCGTCACACAAATAGGAGAGCACGGTGGCCTTCCAAAGTCTGCGCCCTCCCCACCGCGGCGCAGGTCGCTGCAGGAGCTGCGCCAGCGGGTGCGTCGGAAGCCACTCAACCGTCTCGCCGTCCGGGTTCAGCCTCTGTGGCATACATCGCGCCTCAGGAAACGAGAGCATCCACCAGTTGAGGCATATGCCGACAATGCTGTTCTTCCAGAGATCGCCCGCCTTCTGGACGTAGTCCAACTGCGTGCCGGGCAGGTTCCAATAGAGGAGGTTCTGCCTCCGCCTCACATTGTACGACGCCTGGTCTTGGCCTCCGATACCGCTCCATCGGAAGCCCTTGAGACCGGCTCGCAATGTCTCGCGCACGCTCATCGGCCTATCCATCCGCGTAGCCAGATCGCGGCAATGAGCACGAGCAGACAGGCCGCGCCGATCACGACGAGACCGCCTGCAAACTGCACCATCGCCCAGAGGATCGGGGCCTGCATTCAGTCGTCCCCCAGTACGCGCATCCGGCGCGCCCCGGCCAATTCCGCGAATGCGTCCGCGCTCGCGTCTACCTGGTCGTCGCGCAAGCAGCCCTCCCTAAAAGAGCGCAACTCCGAAAGGTACGCATGGTTCCACGCGCCGCGGATCGCCCAGACGTTCCCTGCGTTGACCTGCGACGCGAACCCGGAGGCCCTGACCTCCTTCGCGCCGGTCACGGGAGCCGACCGCATGTTGCATCCCGCCAGCATTCGCGCCATATGCAATACCTGGTCCTTGCCCGCCTGTCCCGGGTCCTGCGGAATGCGGATCAGCGCCGCACGTCCGTCGACCTCCGCCGCCCGCCGCATTTGCGCATCTCGCTCATCCGGGGCCCAGCGCCCGCGAACGACGTCGAGCACGCCAAACGACCCGTCCGCCGCCCGGCACATCAGCACGCCCACCGTGTAGTCGCCTCCGCCTGCCGTCGCCGCGAAGTCCCACGCTCGGCAGAGAGCAGTAGGAGCCGCCGGCGGATCGTCCACGATTCGAACTCGGTCAGGCTTGAAGATCGAGCCCTCTCTAGGTTGAGGGTTCTGCTGGTAGAGCGCTTCGAATGACCGTTCGCCATCGTTCTGGTCCATAATGGCCTTGATACGTAGCAATGCGTCACGATCGTACCGCTCCGGCCATAATGCCTCACCCGGCGCGCGCCCCAGCGGATCGTCCGCCTTCGCGAGGGCCGGCAAGCTCAGCACCCGCCACCTGTCCGGCTCGCTCGCAATCGCCCGCGCGTCCAGCCCGTCCTCGTGCCAGGGCGTCATCACGATCACAATCGCACCGCCGGGGTCCAACCGCGTCAGCAGGTCGTCCGTGTAGTGGTCCCATGCGGCCTCGCGCTTGACGTCACTCTCGGCGTCCTCGCGGCTCCGGATCGGGTCGTCGATCACGATCAGCCGGAACCCGGTACCCGTCGGCGGGCTGCCCATCCCGCGCGTCATCATCACGCCGCCCGCCGTCGTGTGCCATTCGTCCGCCGCCGTGCTGTCCTGCGCAATCGCAATCCGGCCCTGCGCCAAGTTCCGGGCCTTGCGCCCCAGCCGCCGCGCGAACCGCTCGTTATAACCCGAAATCAGCACGTTCGCTGCAGGGTCCAGCTCCAGCATCCGCACCGCCAGCCGGACGGTCACATTCTCCGTTTTCCCATGCCTCGGGGGCATCCTCACGGCGAGACGGTCACATCGCCCCCGCAGAACGTCGTCGACGTCGCGCGCCACTCGCCGAATGTGCCGCGGCAGATACCATCCATGTGGGTACGTCTGCAGCAGCCAGTCGGCGTAGTTGGCGTTAGTCGTCGTCGTCTTCGCTCGGAGACGTCGACAATACTCTTCCCTCAAGCGCCGCGATCTCGCGTCGTAGCTCATCGTCGGATAGACTAGAGACATCCATCTGCACCTGTTGCATGAACGGCGGGTTGTACCGCTCCGGCTTGTTGTGCGTGAGCATAAACTGCAGGAGGCGGTCACTGCCCTTGAGTGCGCGCTGTCTGGCGACGTCTTCGAGCATCTCGTTACCGAGTTCCATGGCCTCAGCCCACCGCCGCGCGAACTCCGGCGAGTTCCGCTTATACAGGTAGACCGTCTGCCGTGTCACCCGCGCCGACCTCGCTGCATGCGTCACGATACCGGTCTCTCCGAGGACCTTGAAGAACCTCAGCCACCAGTCGCGTTCCTCAAACGTCAGATTGGTAATATCTTTCGCCATCTAAATCCTCGAAGGTATGAACTCGTGGCCGCATTCCGGGCATTTCACCGTCGCCTTCTGATCGAGCCTGCCCTGTTCGTCCGAACCAATCGGCTCGCAGCTTGGCACCTGATTCAGCATCGCTCCAAGCTCGTCCGCGCTCCACAGGTCGTCCAGCTCCACGCCATCCTCCGCAAGCGAGGCGAGCATCTCCGCGTCCCATTCGGCGAGTTCAGCGGTCCTATTATCGAGCAATGCCAGCCTTGCCTTCTGCTTCTCGCTCAGGCCGCTCCGGCGCACTGCTACGATCGTCTCGCCGTCGGCGTCGACCACCTTGACGCGCTCGATACCGGCCTCCGCGGCAGCGGCGACAGTTCCATTGCCCGCCAGCACGCGGTTTGTCTCGTCGATCACGATCGACCGCGCCGCGCCCACCTCCTGCAGCGAGGCGACCAGCATCCCCTCCGCCCGCGGGCCGCGTTTACGCGCGTTCCGTTTGTCTAACTTGAGATCAGCGATACTCGGCATAGTCTCCCTACCCAGAAACGACAGAAGCCCCTCCGGGGGCATCAGCCCTCGGCGAGGCTTCGCAAAGCCGCCAGTTTTCAGTTGTCGTGCTATTCTACGCGAACCCTGCCGCGTTTGTCAAGCAGTATCTGCAAATCCATCAGACACATTTGCGAAATGACGGCGCAGACGAGCATTCTGTGGTCCCATCGGACGTACTGGTTGCAGTGTCCGTCCGGGCAGCGGCCCGTTCTGACGCCTGTGTACGGGTCTTCCCGCTCATCATGGACGTGCACCGCCAGCATGCCGTTACCCTCCCGCTCGATCAGCGGGCGACCGCAGGCCGGGCAGACGAGGAGTGGGAGGCGGTGCACCCCTCAGCTAGCCTCGATACAGACCAGCGTACCGGTGTTCATCTCATCGCCTCCTCAATCTCCGCCTTGATCGGCTCCAGCAGCTCGCGTAGCCGCCGGGCGATCCTCACAACGCGATCCGGGTCGTCGGACACTACGATCTGTCCCAACGACAACATCCGCCTCTGTTCCAGAGTACAGCCGGACGGCTTGGCCTTGCCGGGCGCCTTTAGCTCGACAAACAACCAGAGCGGCCCAGCTATGTGAACGGGGAGGTCGACCATTCCGGGGTCAGACCCCGACAGGTCCGCCCGGTACTGTCCAACGCGCAGGCACTCGAACCCGGCGTAGTCCAACGCCTGCTTCGTCGCCGAGACGACCGCGGCTTCCGGGTTCGTGCGCCGTGCCCTCCCGCCGCGCATCAGCGCAGGTTCGTCCGAGGCCTTGCGCCCGCAGGCAAGACAGACCCAGCCGACGCGGGTCCGGGCCGTAGTGGGCAGTCGTAGCGGGCGCATCTCGGCCCCGCAGCATATCGGCGCGCCGGCGCTCATTTCGCCTCCTTCATAGGGACGAGCCCGTACGCCTCGTAGTTCGGCAGTGGCAGCGGTCCGTCCTGCGGTCGCCATAGGTGCAGGCAGTACGGGTTGATCCGCGCCTGATTGTGGGACGGGTGATACTGCAGGACCGTTTCATCCGGCTCCCAGATTGCGTTCCGCACGACCTCCATCTCCAGCCATGTCGGAGGGCGGTCTCGGAGGCTCACGCTCACGTGGTCCCAGTTACTCCCCCACGAGACAATCAGCCCCAGCACCTCCGGCGTCATGCCCATGAGTATCCGTTTCTGCGCCGCGAACCCCGAGTCCGTCCGCTGCAGAATGCGCACGCTACGAGGGTTGCCCATCAGCTCCCTGATCTCGTCGTTCGTTTGGCACGTCCAGAATGGTTTCATCGTTCCTCTCCTCCTCCTGCAGAATCGCTCCACAATGCCCGCAGAGCGTCGCAAACCGCCTATCCTGCGTCTTACTACCATTCGCCCCTATCTCTTCTCTCCGTGGCACGTAGCGCGATTATGGGGCATCCGCGCTTGAAGTCTCTCTAGCGGCCTCGGTCTCTGCGTCGTTCTCAATGCTCACGGTCTCGACGTTCTGCACCCACGCCTCCCAGTCCTCCGCCTCGCCCGAGTAGGTCACAGCCGGGATGTGCTCCATGAGACGTATCGCGATCTTGAATGGGTCAACGTCGCCAACGACGCTGCAATGGACCTTGTTCGTTATTATCATCGTTACCTACCTCGAATGATTTGCAACTCGCGCTACTCAGCAACCTTAGAGTTTCTTAAGGTTCGGGCATACCTCGAATCGGCGAACGTCTCTCGAAGGCGATTATCTGCGCGAGCTGATCTCAAATGTAGGGTGTAGGGTGTAGGGAGGGTGTACCTATTTTTGCCTTTTTTTTGAGCTTTGACTCATATAGCAAAAAACCTAAAATAAGGTACACCCTCCCTACACCCTACACCAGACCAGGATTATCCCTGTCGAGCAACCCGATCCCTTGCAACCGCATGCCATGTTTCCCCCTCATGGAGGCAAAACCGCGCTCGGCCATGTGGCGACTGAAATCCTTGTGGTTCATTGCGCGTTCGCCACAGACGCGGGCCCATTCGGCGTACGCCGTGTAGAGCTCCGTCGAGCCGCAGGTGTACTCGCCCGAGATCACACACCGCTCGTCAAGAAACTCTTTGAGCGGGTCCATGTCCTCACGGTAGGCGGATGTCGCCTCGCGGACCTGCGGCGGTGCACCGAGCCCCTCCCGCTGCCAGCGCAGGCACCCCTCGACCGCCCACGACAGGATGCCGCGCGCCTCGACCTCGAAACGCCTGTCGATCTCGCGCCGAGGAATCAACGCGTCGTCCGGGATGCGCACGGTGAACGGGATCAGAGGCAGGCGGTCCCATATCGCCTGGTCGGTGCCGCGGACCCTGGGCTTGTGGTTCGTCGCCAGCCATATCTTGAAAACAGGCTTGAAATCGAACCACTCGCCATGCAGAAACCGGGCGGATATCGTGTCGCCGCCAGTCAGGCTCTTTACCATGCTCTCTGCGAGACGTTGCCCATCCTCGGCCTCGGATGCGTAGACGTACCGGGCCCCGGCGAGCCGGGCAATGTCGTTGGGAATCGTGCCCTGCTGTTTGACCATCAGCGTCGACGTCGGAGTACGGACTGCGTAGGTTCCGACTAGGTTGGCGACAGTTTCGATGAACGTCGTCTTGCCGTTCCTGCCTACGCCGTGCAGGATGAACATCACGCGCTCGTCCGTCAGGCCCGTCAACGAGTAGCCGACGGCGCGTTGGACGTAGGCGCGGGTCTCGGCGTCTGGAATGATCATCGCGAGGAACTGCTCCCAGTACGGGCACTCCTCGCAGGGGTCGTACTCGACCCCGCAGAAGCGCGTCAGTAGGCGCTCCGGCTTGTGCGTCAGCAGCTCACCCGTGCGCAGGTCCACCACGCCGTTGGCGCAGTTGAGGAGCCACGGGTCGGTGTCGAAATTCTGCATCCGCACCGGTATGCCCGGCTCGGACTGCGCAAGCGCCAGCATCGCGCTACGTTTCGCGTTCGATTCCGAGGAAATGGCGTGTTTGGACAACTCCTCGCGCTCCGACTTGGTCCTGCAAGCCGAGACCTCATCGTGAATGGCCATCACGGTCGCTTTCGCGATCTGCTGGACCCGAGCGTCATCCTGCTCCCAGTGGGTCCCGGTCCAGACGTACCATGCCTGCCGGTCGTAGGAGTAGCGTAGCTCGTGTCCGTGCCATGCCGCCAGGCGCTCGGCATTGCCCGTGTCCGTCGCCCGGCGTACCTCGGTCTCCTCCGTCTGAACCGGGACCCATGCGGGCGTTTCTTTAGCCAGTCGAACGAGCTCGGCAAGCGTGCCGCCGGCCTCGATCCAATCGCTCACGTCGCCTTTGGGGAGCAGGTTGGGCAGGTGCACGACGCGCACCATTCGCGCCACGCCGTACAGGGACCGCGCCACCTCCTGGGCGTGCTCCTCGCCCGGCTCGTCATTGTCCGGCAGAATGATCACCGAGGCCCCGCGCAGGTACTGCGCGTAGGCGTCGTCCCATTTGCCAGCACCGCCCGAGTTACAGGTCGCCACGCATCCCAGACGCCGCAGGTTATCGCAGTCCTTCTCGCCCTCCGCGATGAGCACCGTCTTGCCCTCACGGGCTCGTGCCACGACCTCCGGCAGGCGGTAGGGGACGCGCTCCACGCCGGTCAGGTTCCATGTCCATCCGCCGTTCTGAGCGGGTCGGCGCTGTTTGAAAACCTTCTTGCCGTTGGGGAGGGGAGGGTATCGGAGGACCTGGTAGAGGAGCTGCCCATGAGCGTCGGTGTAGTCGTACGTGACCTGCGGGGAAATGTCATGGCCGTAGTCGTGCTGGGGCGGTTTGTGCCCATTCGTGCTGGGCCGCTCCGCCGGTTTCTCCGGCCAGAGCCCGCGGGCCTGGAGCGCGGCCACCACCGCATCCTGCGAGCATCCTGCATGGCAATGGACGAGGATTTTTCCATCGCGCTCAGTGACGCTTAGGCTGGGCGATCCGTCGTCGTGTGCCGGACAATGAACGGACCCGCGGGGGGATCGGCAACTGCATCCGGGCCGGTCACAACGTAGAGCATCGCGGATATGGTCGATCTGGACTAGCGAAGGCATCTATTACCTCCCTGAAACGCAAAACTGGCCCTGGAGAGAACCTGGTACGCCTGGTTGGCAGTCCCCGCACAGGTCGAGGTCGGCGAATCCAGGCCCTCTCTAGGGCC